ACTTTAGATGTTTCAGGACAAGCCACTTTTTCAGATGGTTCAGCTGGAGCACCAAGTATCAGTAACACAGGTGATGCTAATGCTGGATTATATTTTAGTGCAGCAGATACTTTGGCATTTAGTGCTGGTGGTACAGGTCAATTTACTATGGCTGATGGTGCAATATCACCTGTCACAGACAATGATATTGATTTAGGAACAGCAAGTTTGAAATACAAAAACTTTTATGCTGCACTTGTAGATGGTGAAAACTTCAAAGTTAATGGTGGACAAGGTAGTGATGGACAAGTATTAACTTCAACAGGAAGTGGAGTGGCTTGGGAAGATGCAGCTGGTGGTGCAAGTTCAATAAATGATTTATCTGATGCTAAGACTTTTGGTACTTCTTCAATTATGCTTGGAGATGCTACTACAGGAACTATAAGTGGAGCAAACTAC